ACGGACCTTGAGGAGTCACTGTTGGAGGAGTTACTGGAACTACTACTGGAGGAGTAACTACTGTTCCAGTTCCCTTAGCAAGGAGTGCTAGATATGCTTCAAGTGCTGCTGTAGCGTTTTTCCATCCAATTGTTGCTGCTGTTGCAGGATCAATCAGGGTTCCTGAATAAGAAACAGGAGCACCAACTTTAATAATATAAGCAACAACCTGATCAGTGGTTAACTTCCACTTATCTTTAATCTTAATAATTTCAGCATCAGTTAACTTGCCGTCATTTACTATACCAACAAAGTCAGCGTACATGCGTACTTGATCTTCAGTTAACTTCCACTTAGCCTTAAGTTTTACAATTTCGTCATCGCTTAAGATACCGTCATTTAAAGCAACAAAGAAATCAAGGTATTGTGCTGCTTGAGCCTGAGTGCTACCCCAAGACTTGGCAAGACTAATAATCTCATCATCTGAGATTGTTCCATCTTCAATAATCTTAAGTTGTAGCAAGTATGCATCTACTGCTTCAGTAGCCACACCCCATTTAAGAGCAAGGATCTGAACCTCTTGAGAAGTTATCTTGTTGTCTGCTAATGCCTTTAGAATGTCATCATATCTTGTTGCTAAGTCATTTCTAACCTTTAGAAGAAGGATTTCTTCCTTCATTCTTTCAAGTCTTGCCTTGTCAATAGCGTTGATATCCTTTTGTCTTTCTAAAAGAGCAATTGCTGCATTTAGTTGCTTAGGATCTTCTTCATCTACAGTACCCTTGATACCAAGATCTTTTATCTTCTTTCTTTGTGCTGCAAGTAGTTTTGTTCTCTTTAATTCTAAGGCATCTGCAATTGCTTGTTTTCTTGCAGCCTCTGCTGCGGCTTTTGCTGATGCTATTTCAAGTTTTAGGTTTTGGTCATAAACAAGTTGATCTGCTTTTTCCTGGGCTGCTCTTGCTTTTTCTTCCTGGAAAAGTCTTTTTGTTTCTGCTTGCATTTCCTTTAATATCTCAGTATCGCTCTTTCCAAACATTTTGTTCCAGAGACCACCAAGTAAAGGTATGCCAATTGTAAAAAGTCCTACTAAAACTTTCCATCTTTTAATTAATGCATTTACGCCAGTTCTAAGAATAGCAAAGCGACCTGTTGTTTTTCCTGCCCAAGTACCAACATCTTGAAATCTTTGGATAATTCTTACTAGGAAAGAACGAAGACTACTCATCTCATTCTTAAGTTCTCTAACTGTTCTTGCACTTCCTCTAGCAGCAGATGTTAAGATTTTTGTCTGACCATTAATCTTTTTAATTGCTGTTGCTACAGTCAGTAATGAACTAATACCTGATAAGACTGCAAGCAATTTAATCCATCCACCAATACCAAATGGCAGGATTGCATTAACTGCTCCTATTACTTTATAAATATCTTGAAAGGCTTTTACAACTTCTTTAATTTCTCCTACAGTATTTTGCAAAGACTGATTTAATTCATTTTCGTTCTTACTAATCCAAGAATCAAGCATAGGAACAATTTGTTCGTCAATATATCTAACAAGAAGTGTAAGTGCTGGCATAAGTGCTATGCCTAATTTATCTAATACTTGATTAAAGGATAGTTGTAATCTTGTCAATCTTCCTGAAAATGTATTGGCTGCTGCAGATGCCTGTCCCTGGCTTATTTTAGCAAAATCATTTAATATCTTATTAAGGTCTTTTTGCTTAAGTGCCGTTGCATCAATAGGTAGTCCTAATTTTGTAAGTGCACCAAACTGTCCATTTATTGCTTTGGAAATTGCTATTGAGACAGCACCTAAATCTTTTCCTGACGCTACTGCAACATCTGTAGAAAGAATTAAAAGGTTTTGTGCTTGTCCAAGATCTCCTGTTGCAGTTGCTAATCTTTGTAATGCTGGAATAAGTTCGTCATTGTCAACTGCTACTTGTAGTTCAAGTTTATCTAAAAACTTAGTGTTGGCAGCAATTGCTTCTTCTGTTGCTGAAGTTGTATTACGAAGAGCCAGTGCCAAAGCAGTCTGGGCTTTTTCATCTGCTGCTGCACCCTTTACAGCGTCAATTCCAATTTTAATTGCAAATGCTCCTGCTGCCACACCAGCAACAGCGAATGATTTAAGTGCTTTCTTGCCAAATGCATCAATCTTCTTTTGGAGTTTGGCTATATCTTTTTGAGCCTGCTTAGAACCTTTGTCAGAATACTGGGTCAGGATTCGTGCTACTACTGCACCTACTGCCATATTAGCCACGCTCCTTTTCTAAATTTCGTTGTAACTGTGTTTTAACTTGGCTGAATGCCTTTTCAACATTATTAATAATTCTATCTTTGTTCTTGTCAACAGACTTCCATACTAAACGAGATGCCTGTGATTCTTTCTTCTCAAGGTTACTAATAAATGTACCAGTTCCTCTATTTGATCTACCTGCTAATTCATAGATTACACCTGCTGCAGATCTATTCTTTAATGCTCCTGCTGATGTAGTATAGTCTCTTCGTACTTTACCCTCAGCCTTTGAGGATGAAATGCCTGCTTTAATAATACTCTGGTCCCATGCAGGCCATCCAGCACCACCACGAGAACGAGGATTGCGAGCAGGTTGAGTAGACCATCCACTTAGTGGTGCGTCTGCTTTGACAAAGCCTTGTGCATCTTTTTTAGCAATTTTAAGTTCAGAGTTAATAACTTTGTTAAAACTCTTAACTGCATCTTTGTCAAATTTTTCCAATGCCTGTAGTGTCTCCTTTACTCCAGTTAACACTACTACATCTTTACTCATTACCTGCTCGCTTCCTTTGATCGTTCTTTCAGATAAATAACGATTGCTTCAAGAACACCGTCTGGTGCCTCAAGCAAATCTACTGGAGATATGCCTGTCTCCACAGAAATCATTGCTACCGTATAGGTTAGGCTGTTTCTGTGGATTCTGAATTTGGGTCAGACTCTAGTTCCACACTATCAAGCGTGTCCAAGAATCCTTCTCCAAAAGGCTTCACAGTTTTTCCAGCATCCTTCATGGCTCCCCAAGCCAAAAAGTAGATGTGTTCCATCTTCTGATCTTCTGTAAGCAACTTAGCAAAACCCTTGTTAAACTTTTGTTCAAAAGCAACAAGTGTCTTTGGACGCAAAGGATATGTTCCTTCAACGCCATCGCTAGTCTTTACTTTTATACTTAATCCATCCATTTTGATTCCCCTTTCAAGGTATAGTTTGTATTATGGAGTTATATCTTTAATTATTTCTCCAGATATAGGCCAGTTCACCGTAACAGTACTTAAGGATCCAACAGTTGCGTTAATTGGAGTCCATTCAGTTACTAATGCTTCAAACTGATATTCTGGATTTGTAGCAGACTTTGCTGTATTTATTGGTCTTACTACACATGAGACTTTTGTTCCTACACGATTTGGCTCTGAGGTGTACGGAGGTACACCACCAAAAAACTCTTCAATAGAGTTGTTAGCAAAATCTTGATAGAATTCAAAAGAAACTGAGTTAGTTCCAACTCCAGCAATGACTTCTTTGTAGATGATTCCAGACTGAACTGGAGTCACATCCAAAACATCATGTACAGTGCTTATTGTTATACTTGAAATGTGGTCGCTAAAATCATAGGTACCTTCAAATACAACATATGCGTTAGTTAGAACTATATTTGCCATGTTACGGTGTTGTATCCACTACTACTGGACCTGTGATAGGCCATGTAACTGATGCAGTGGCTAGTTCGCCTACAGCACCATTTAGGGCTGTCCACTCTGAAACTACGGCGTTAAAACTGTACTCAGGATTGGTTGCAGAGATTGCACCATTTACTGGTTGTACCTTAACTGCTACTTCTGTACCCAATAGTGGGTAGATTGTTGCATTGACTGAACCTGCTGCGAAATCCTGGTGGAACTCAAGTGTTACTGAGTTATCAACAAGTCCTGCTGTACGAGTCTTTGCTGCTGCTGGAACATTTCCGCCCTTAAATGCGGTTGTTTCCAAAACATCATATGTGCTTCCAAGAGTAATGGATGCAATATGATCTGCGAGGCTTACGCCTCCTACTGTTACTTCAACATTAGTTAGAACTAATCTTGCCATGGTTATTTGTCTCCTTGTTCGTTATTTACTGAGTTAAAAACAGAAACTTTTGGTTCCTGCTGTGTTGCTTGTGGTACTGCTGGTGTTGCTTTTACTGCATTTGCGGATACAATATGACCTGCTGCAAGAAGATGTTCAACACTTCCACCTGCACTAAGTATATCATCTTTGGTAAGTTTCTCATCTTTTACCTTACCGCAAACTGTTGTGTTTGAGATTACTGTATATTCCATTGCTTCTCCTTAGCCCCAGATTGTGAGGTTATAGCGATATGATAAGAACGACTGCTCACCAGATGTATATGTACCACTTTCTGCACTTATAACTCTGAGTGTATCAACAAGGCCACCTAGTGATCTGTCTGACTCTAAAGCAGTTTTGATTGAACCATTA